TTGGTAAACAGTTGTCCGCTTTTGTATTTTGGACGGATTAGTATATAGTGAGGGGTCTTTTAGACCCCGAACATGGTTACTGTTTTAAAGAACCATACGAGCCCCCTAAAGGGGCTCGTCCATATAGTTTTATTGTTGTTACATTGGTGTATATTTAGTTGTTACACGGATAACGTTTATTAATGCGGGGACGTCTGTTTTATGGCTAAGTTTCAATCAGGTGCCCAGCATCCTTTAATCAAGGACACTGTTGAGGCTAAGACTAAAGTGCTGTCCCATGTTAGGGAAGGCATTAGTGTTAAGCAGGCCATGGGTCTTGTTGGTAGACAAGAAGGCACCCTGCGCCAATGGTTGTCTAGGGATGCTAAGTTTGCTTCTGCTTTAGAGGATGCCAAGGAAGAGGGCGCCACTAGGGACTTGAGTGGTGATAAGTTTTCTTTTGAGTTTGCCGATTTTTCTAAAAATTTTTTGAACAGTAGTGTGTTCCCCCATCAACAGAATTGGGTTGATGTGTTAGAGGGTCGCGAACCTTCTTGGTTGCATCCGTCTATGACTTATGAACCTTCTGATGATAAGACTCGTTTGTTAATTAATGTGCCCCCTGAGCATGCCAAGTCAACAACTATTACTGTTAATTATTCGACTTACAAGATTTGTATGGACCCTGACAATACTCGTATTATTGTTATTTCTAAAACCCTGACTAAGGCTCAGGAGTTTGTTTATTCTATTAAGCAACGTTTGACTCATCCTATGTGGGCTAAGATGCAGGCAACCTATGCCCCTCCTGGTGGTTGGCGTGAGGATGCTGATTCTTGGAAAGCAAACGCAATTACTCTTTCACGTAACTCTACTGAGAAAGACCCTACGGTTCAGGCTCTTGGTATTGGTGGTCAAGTATACGGTGCCCGCGCTAACTTAATTATTCTTGATGATTGTGTGACTGGTGCTAACGCACATGAGTGGGAAAAACAACTTGAGTGGATTCAGAAAGAAGTTATTACTCGTCTAGATGATGAGGGTGTTCTTCTTGTGGTAGGTACACGCTTTGCTGCCAATGACCTTTACCGTGAGATTAGAAGCCCTAAGCATTGGTCTAATGGTAGGTCTCCGTTTACATATTTTGCTATGCCAGCAGTTTTAGATTTTAAAGATAACCCAAAAGATTGGGTTACCCTTTGGCCTAAGACTGACCAGAAGTCTGGTAGTAAAGAACCTGATGCTGAAGGTTTTTATAGTAAGTGGAATGGTCCAGCCCTTTATAGAAGACGTGGTGAAGTAACTCCGTCTACTTGGGCTTTGGTTTACCAGCAACAAGACATTCAAGAGAATTCAATTTTTTCCCCTGTCTGTGTTCAAGGTTCTATTAATGGTATGCGCCGTGTAGGTCCTTTACGACCAAACGTTTTAGGTCACCCAGCAGGTGGAGATTTTTACACCATCATGGGTATTGACCCTGCTATGACAGGTAACACTGCAGCAGTTGTTATGGCCTTTGAACGTAATACCCAGAAACGTTATATTATTGATGTTCACAACATGCAAGACCCTGACCCCCAAAAAATTCGGGCGCTCATGGAAGACTGGGCTAACAAGTACCCTATCAATGAGATGCGTATAGAAATTAACGCACATCAAAAATCTTACGCCTTAGACACTGAACTGAACCAATACTTTGCTTCACGTGGTGTGCAGATTCGTTCCCATTACACAAGTAAGAACAAGTGGGATGAAACCTTTGGTGTGGCAGGTATGGCTGCTTTGTTTGGAACTGTACGTGATGGTAAACATCAAGACGACAATCTGATTGAACTACCATCTTCTGAGAACAATGAACATGTTAAAGCGTTAATTAACCAGTTGATTACTTGGGATGCAAGAGCACGAAAGTCTCAAAAGACTGATTGTGTTATGGCTTTGTGGTTTTGTGAGATTAGGGCTAAAGAATTAGTTCAACAATCAGGCTTTATGCAAACACATATAGAAAACAGATATACAACAAGACGTGGTGTTAATCAACGTGGTGTTGTTAATTTAGATGAACTAGCAGCACAACAATATTCTCATTTATATTATTAGGAGTTTGAATGGCACTTGATGTGCAACAGATAGCGGATAAAGTTGAAGGTCTCCGCCGCCGCTACACCGAACGCGATAGCCGTATGCAAAATGTTCTTTCTGTTCGACGCGGAAGAATAGAATCAATTTTCCCAGATTTCTTCCCTGAAGGCATGACAACCCCAATGATTGCTAATTTCATTGATGTTGCTGCTAAAGATTTGGCGGAAGTACTTGCCCCACTTCCTTCTTTTAATTGCTCAACGGCAAACGTAAATTCTGACCGCGCCAAAAGTGCTGCAGAAAAAAGAACAATGATTGCTAACTATTATGTTCAATCATCGCGTCTACAGACGCAAATGTATACTGGGGCTGACTGGTACCTGACATATGGCTTTTTGCCAATCGTAATAGAATTAGATGCCGAAAACAGCCAGCCTCGTATACGTATAGATAACCCAATGGGTGCTTACCCAGAGTTTGACCGTTTCGGTCGCGTTACCTCTTACACACACAGATATCAAAAAACTGTTGCAGAGTTAGTTGCAGAGTTCCCTGAATACGCTAGTCAAATTATTGGACCTCAAGGTTACAAGAGTGTTGACATGTATTCAATGCTTGAACTTGTTCGATACGAAGATAAAGAACAAATAATTGTTTTCCTACCACAACGCTCAAATCTTCCATTATCTATTGTTGAAAATCCTACTGGTGAAATATTAGTACGTGTTGCACGTAAACCAAGTATTGATGATGAGACACGTGGACAGTTTGATGATGTTATTTGGGTTCAACTTGCCAGAGCACGTTTTGCTTTTCTTGCCCTTGAAGCGGCAGAGAAAAGTGTACAAGCACCTCTTGCGTTACCTAATGATGTTCAAGAACTTGCTTTTGGTCCAGATGCTGTGTTGCGTTCTCAAAACCCACAGCAAATCCGCAGAGTCGGATTGGAATTACCAACTGCAGCATTTACAGAACAATCATTATTACAGCAAGAAATGCGTTTGGGCGCACGCTATCCAGAAGGTCGCACAGGCAACATTGATGCCAGCATCATTACTGGACAAGGCGTCCAAGCGTTACTTGGTGCATTTGATTCACAAATCAAAGCAGGTCAACAAATACTTGCGCAAGTACTTGAAGATGTTGTTTCTCTTTGTTTACGTTTAGATGAAAAGATTTTCCCATTTGAAAGAACAGTTCGTGGGTACAATGATGGTTCCCCATACGAACTTAAATACAATCCAACTAAAGACATCAAAGGTGATTACACCGTTGAGGTACGTTACGGATTGATGGCAGGGTTAGACCCTAGCCGTGCACTTATATTCTCACTTCAAGCACTTGGTGGAGATTTAGTTTCCCGCGAATTTGTAATGAGTGAACTACCTTGGTCTGTTAATGTTGCCAAGGAACAAGAACGCATAGATATTCAACGTATGCGTGATAATTTAAATAAAGCAGTTAGCGCTGCTGCTGGGGCTTTACCTGAAATGATTGCAACAGGTCAAGACGTTTCAATGTTGTTAACTAAATTTGCTGACATTATTGAAAAAAGACGTGATGGTGTATCAATTGAAAATGCTGTTAAAGAAGCATTCCAACCAGAACAACCTGAACCTACTCCAGCAGGCACAGAAAATCCAGAACAAGTTGCAGCGCAACCGTCCCCTGTCGGCGCTCCTTCGGCTGGTCCTGCTGGAGCCACTCCTCAACCAGACATAGCATCAATAATGGCACAAATCTCAGGACAATAAATGTCCAACAAACGCACTAGTAGAGATTATGTTTCAGAGTTTCAAAACGCGTTAGATGCTTGGATACAAGATTTACACCCAATGGGTGGCATGGCAACAGGTGTTATCACTGTTGTGGAAATGATTAATTCAGATGGCAAATATTTTTTACACATCATAGATGACGGTAAGTCTCCTCAGTGGAAACTTAAAGGAATGCTTGATGCAGCAGTTTACAAATTAGACGAAAAAGACTTTGATGAGGATGAGGACTAATGGCAATTAGAGAACAAGTATCAGGTCCTGGTAGTAATTCAAAGAGAACTGATTTAAACGTTTCTAAACAACCACAACGCTACATGAGCGGTGGAACATATGGTGAAGGTAAAGAACTTTTAGGTCTTCAACAAGGCGCAGATTTGTCTGCTGGTCCTGGTATGGTTGGTGGGGTTGGTATGTCTAAACCAATTACTCGTAGTCAACCAATTGAAATGTTAACTGCTCCGACTTCTAGACCTAATGAACCCATGACTTCTGGTGCAGACTTTGGTGCAGGGCCAGGAAGTGAAATATTAAATCTTCCTGCAATGCCTGGTCCAAAAACTTTA